ATCATCGTAAATAGCCACATGTGCCAAAGACGCGGCAACAGCGGTTGTAACTTCAATTGCAAGTTCGTTTATAGCTATGTCCCTAGCTGGAATAAAAGGGACCATATCTAATCTATTTGCGGCAAAAGCGCCTGTCGTATGACTAAGCCCGGTTGTAGCGTTGGAAACGTAGCTAGCCGCCGCACCTGCAACAGCAGCGTGCGGGCCACCTGACCTCCAAATGCCCGCTATCCACTCCCAACGGCTAGTAACGCCGTTATACCAAAGCCGTGCCTTGTCGCCTGGCCCGATTAGCAAAAACTGACTGTCAGGTAAGCTAAAGCGATTAGCGGCGGTAGAACTAGCGCTTTCATGGTCAAGCCTAAGAATTAAGCTTGCATCTACATTATGAATAGTTATTTCTTGGCCATCAAAACCAGCAACCAAGCCAGTTAGTTTAGTGTTAGCAGTGCCATCCCAACGAATATGAGCCGCGTCAGACAAGCCGCCAGGGTTATAGTCGTTCTGATTAGTTGAAACGGTTGACGATATAATTGAACCGTTAAGCAACAAATCGCCAACCGGCAATTCAGCCGGTTTGCCGTCCAACAAAACTAAAGAGCGACGGTTAGCCATTTGTTACGCCAGCAAAATAGGAGTTTCAGGACGAAAAAGCATTTCGGTTGAGCTAAGAGCAACGCCAACAATTTGAACGTAGTTGCCTGAAGTGCTTGGCGCGGTTTCAGTGCGAGCGCCCGCCGTAGCGGAAAGAAATTGTGTAGCGCCTGGCGTCAAACCGCTAAGGCCAGTAACAACGTTTTCTTCAGGGTAAACCGTGCCGCTGGCGCTAGAGCTAACAGCAGACAAAACGAAGCCATGCGCTTCGCGCCCTGCAACGTCAGCGTCAGCTTTCCGCATATTTACGGTTCCGGTGTTGTTGTGAAAGTTGACCAAATCGCCAGCGCTTAGCGCTTCGCTTGCCACAACAGAACGGGTTTCAGCACCAAGGCCAGCGGGCAAAAGGGTTATGTCAAGTTTGCCGCCGCCGTCAAGCTTTGGAATTTTGTTAGCATCGCCAGCGCCCGCGCTAGTTGCAACAGCCGCTTCTTGGGTAGGCTTGCCAGCGGTGATATTCAGAAACTTGCCGTCATTTGCCATTTCAAAAACCTTTTCAACCAAGCAACACAATAACGTCAGGGTCAATAACAATAGAAGTTGAACTAACAACCGTTGCCATTTGAACAAGCAAGCCGCTAGTAGGAACAACTTGCGTTAGCGTTCCGTTGTTACCAAGCCAAACTTCACCTGTTGCCCAATTCCAACCACTATCGACAAGTTCGCCAGCAACAGCAATGTCAAGATTTGCGCCAAGAATTGCGCTAGTCTTACTAATGCCTATAACGTCACTAGCGTTTGCATCATCTTTGTCAGCTAACCAGCAAAGGCCAGCGCTGTCAACCCGAATTGCCTTAAGCGCTCCAATGTTCTCGCCAGCAATTCTAGTTATAACAGAACTTGTGGAACTTGCAGTTATTGGCGTTGAAGGCGAAGCGCCTGAAGCGACAACGCCAATGTTGCAATAAAAAGGAACCTTTACAATTACAACAAATCTATCGTCTTCAACTTGCCCGCCGACTACTTGCGGCGTTTCTTCAACGGTCACGTCAAAGCCGTAAGCTGTCAAAGTAAGCCCGCGATTAAACCAAGTTCTAACAAGCTCCGCCCGCTGATAAGCGGCTTGCTTACCTTGGTTCAAATTGTATCTTAAGGCAACTTGAAGAAAGCCGCGTTGTCTATAAAAATCATCGCCAAATGTGGGGTTTTCTGGCTTGGCGAACAGAACAAACGCTTGCTGATAGTTTGCGCCGCCTATTGGTGTAAATTCGACATTTTCCCAAGCGGTTTGAATGGCTGGCGTGATAGCGGCAAGCCTTGTTTCAAGTGCAGCACTAATAGCTAGTTCGCTCATTATTGCACCGCCCTTGCCGCCGCTTCAACAATCGGCTGATACTCCAAAACGGTCAGCCCTACAACGCCTTGCGGTGCCTGGCGGTAGCTCCAACCCCTTTCAATACGGTTGGCGTAAGGCAACGAATTGGTTATGTAATGAACTTCGCCAGCCGGTTCGCTTCCTACCTTGCCCACAATACCTTGAATGGTCGCGCCGCCTGACGGGTCAACCTTTTCATTGGTCGCTAGCACTGGCGCTGACAATCCATATTGCCAATTGGCGCGGAACCGCCCGCCAACGTAACCAGCCGGGGCAGGGTGTTGCCAATACTTAGCGTCACCAACTGGCGACTTCATAACTAGAGCCGTGCCAACGTCAATAACGATTTTCCGCACAATTGCGTTAGCTTTAGCGCTAGTCTTTTCGGCAAACGCCTTAAGGTCAAGTTCAAAGCTCACGTCAACCTAGCCTGAATAATGTAAAGAGCGTCAAGCGCTCCGCTAGAGACAGCTTTGACGCCAACAATTGTAAACACAAAGCCGTCAATAGTCAGCGTGTCAACTGGCTTAGGAGCGGCGGCTAAATCAGCAGCGGAAACGGTAACTTTCTTGTCACCTTGCAAAGCCAAGCCGCTTGCAATTTCATAGCCGTTGAAGTCTTCAATAACCGCTTTCACGCTGACGCTTGCCGTTGTGTTCGCGGCGGCTCCGGTTGCCGTGTCGTATGCGCCCGCCGTCACGGTCGTCAGCGATATGACGCGCCCGAATTGCCCTATAAGCTTGCTGGCGGCTCGCCTGGCGGTTGCGTCTAGCGTCATGTGCGCACAAGCCTAGCCATAGCTCCGCCGCCGTTTAGGAACGGGCGTAGCTTGCTTTCAGCCGCGCGGAAAATCGTTGCTTGATTGCCGGTTGTGTCATATTCAACTTCAATCGGGCCAACCTTAACCCGCTTTTGTGCTTGGTCAACGTCAGGCGAAAGTTCAACACCTTGGGTTGTCTTATACGCCAAGTCAATGCAAGCTTGTTTAATTTCAACCGGAACAGTATTGCTAGCGTAGTAACTAGCGCCGCCGTAACCGCTAGCTAAAGCGTCAACAACTTCAACTTCGTAGCGCGGCCAATCCAAAGCCTGAACAGAATTGACGCGGTAGCCTTTCCAGCGCGTGCGGTAGCTGTTGACCATGAAGTCAGTTGCCAAGCGCAAGGCGGTTTCTTTTGCCGCTGTCGCCAGGCTAGCCCAAGCGCTAAAGCCATAGTTTGCAAGGCGCGTGTCAGCTTCCGCAACTGAAGCATAACTTTCAGCAGTGGCAAGGCCGGTTCCGTCTTCAACAATCAATGGCATTTGTCTAGCTCCGCAAAGGAATTAGGGCGGGTGTTAGCCCGCCCCTTTTCGTTAGCTTTAGGCGGGCGGGTTGTTCCAACCTTCACCGCCTTCAACGGGCGGAGACAGTGCAGCAAGCTTGGCCTTTGTTTCAGCCAGTTCAGCCGCCAGTTCTTCAAAAGACTTGGCAACTTCAGCAACAGGATTTTCAGGCCCGTCATAAACCTTCATGGTTTTCTTGTCAAAATCGTCTTCGTTGATAATGACGTAAAACCCTTGGGTTTCCGGGTCGCTCGCAACAATGCGAACGGTGTTAATCTTTTCCATTGTCTTCAACCTTCATGTGGGTAAAGCCAGTTGGCGGGTCAGCCTAAGCCAACCCGCCAAACAATTAGCCAAGCACCAAGCTAGAAAATTCAGGGTTGACCGTCTTGAAGCCCCAAGCAAGGTGAAGTTCCCAACTGGTCATGCCGTATTGGGCAATTTCAAGCATAAGGTAAGTCATGCCCTTATCGTCGCTAACAAGCATTTGCTGAATAGTAGGGTTAGGCGGCATAATCGGCGGGCGAAGGGTGCCCACAATAGCATTGCGTTCAAATGCAAGATTGGCCGTGTAGTTGTTGCCAATCGTCATTGCAGTTGCAGCAGCCGGGATAGCCTGACGCAAGCCAGGCGCGGCAAGAACAACGGTGCCAGGCGCGGCAATGCCGCTTGCAATGACATACTTGTTGGCGTCACCCGCAAAGGTCACAACGTCGCCAGCAACAACAGTGCCGGAACCAGTGATAAGCGGAATGGACGTAGTGCCAACCGCAAAGCCCGCCGCCGTGGTAGTGTAGGCGGAGCCGGTGCCCTTGGTATGCAGCGTTACGCCAGCGCTTTCACGCGGCATAAAGCCAAACTGGCGCTGAAGAATGCCGCTACGGCGTTCTTCGTCAGAACCGGCCTGATAGTGGTTCTGAATAATGCCAAGCTTGCGCATGGCCGCGCCAGCCGTAGTATCGCCAACAAACTGCATATCTGCCAGCGGTGCGCCGTTATCGTGAAGAACCTTGCGGCTATCAACCAGCAAGTTAATATCCGATGCAAACGGCGCGGTTCCAGCGGTGCCAACGGCACGGCTAGCGCCAAGCTTAGCAGCAACAGCGGCGTCAATTTCAGCTTCGTTGCGAAGCGTGCGCATGCCCTGAAGCAACAGTTGCTTGGCCCAATCGGCGGCAACGCCAGAAACGCCGTTCTGAAGCGAGCGGAGTTGTTCGCCGGTAATATTCCAATCAACCTTGCGGCTCTTGGTGATAGTTACGGGCGTAGTGTTGGCAGTTGCGTCAGCGCCAGCACCGGCAACGTTAGCGGGCGTGAAGTCGCTGGCGGCGCGAACGGGCGCAACGGGAACGTCAACAGTGTCGCCCTTGGCAACGCCCTTATCGTCAAAGGACGTGTTGATTGCGGCAATAACGCCCCAAGGTTCAGCGGCAACTTCCTTGGCGGCGCTGAACAGCGTAGGCGCAAGGGCGGTAAGAGTATTGGCCATTTCTAAGCCTTTCCTAAAGATTTAAGGTGAAAGCCTAGCAAGCCCAACTTGCCTGGCAAGGGTGCGGCCCAACCGCGAGTTGTTGAAAGCCCAACCTTCAACAACTCGCTTATTCGTCAGGCCACTTACCTTGTCAAGACTATTCCGCTGAAATAGTGCCGCCTTCAGCAAAGAACGCGGCACGTTCAACAGGGCGCATGGCGTCAAAGCCCGCTTGGTCAATCGTCTTGCCGGAACCGCCAGGCGTCTTGTCGCCAGGCTTTGCGCCCGCTCCGCTATTGCCTGGCGCTGCAACATAGTGCTTGCCGTCTTCACCCTTTGACCATTCGTCAACGAAGTCAGAAAGCTTTTTCTCGCCAACCATAGCAATGCGGTTTTCACCATCAACCTTAAGCGTCACTTGACCGGCAAGCAAAGCCTTTGCGGCTGGCAAGAATTGCTTAGCAACGTTGGCCGCAACAAGAGCTTCAGTCAGGCCATTGTCAACCAAAAGCTTTTGAGTAAAGCTAGCTTCGCCTTCAAGAGCCTTAGCCGTTTCGTCGCGTTCTTTGGTGATTTTGGCCAAATCTTTTTCAGCCGTCTTCAGCTTGGCCTTAGAAGTTTCAAGTTCAGTTTCAAGCCGCGTAATTTCTTCAGCGTTACCTTCGCCAGCGCTAGCTTTCTTCAGTTGATCTTTAAGGCGCGCGTTGTTTGCCTTCAGGCCAGCAACGTCAGCTTCATGCTTTTCTTCAGCGTCAGCAAGTGCCGCTGCAACAAGGTCGTCAACAATTTTCTTGTCAGCAGGGTCTTTAGGGTCATACGCCATTTCAAATGTTCCTTGTGTTTGCGGTGTTACCGCGCCCGGTTGCAAAATTGCGAATTAGGCTTAACCCGGCTCGCTTTCCTTGGCAAGCGGCTTTGCTATTGCATACACGGCGTCAAGCATAAGACTTTCAAGCTTGTTGGCGTGCTGAAGCGCGGCTAGCCACATTGGCCTAATTGCAACTTCAAGTTCTTTCGCTCGCTTCAACCCGGCTTTGCATTCGTCTTCATTGTCATAAACTGCAACAATACAATTCAAGTTTTCAATGTCTTGCAAAGTCAAATGCTGAATAACAAAGCCCAAGTTGCTTGAAATTATAACAAATTTCTTCATTTGTTTTGTGTCCTTTTCCTAACTTTTTCGTGCAAAGCCGCTAAGCTAATTGGCCTACCTTGGCCGTCAACCAAATCTTTAAGAGTTATCTTGCCCGCGCGCCAAAGCTCCGCCCTACCTTCGCCAAGCACTTCGTCTTGATACTCTTGGCCCATACGCTTCAAGTAATCATTGAAGCTTGTGTTAACATCAATCTGACCGCTAGAGCTAGCGCGCGTTGTGCCAGGCGCTTCAGGAATATCAATGCCAAGTTCTTTGAACGTCTTTGTAATTGGCACTTCAACTGACCGGCAAAGAAAGTGGCGCGGTGTGCCGCCGTTCCAAGGTAAATGTTTAGGGCCAAGCGGCTTATAATCCAAATCCCAACTTTCGCCACTATAAGCAACGCAAGTTAAGCTAGTGTGACTGTCAAGCGTGCTAACTTGACGAAGCCCTTTCACAATGTCGTCATTGGATATAAACGTTTGTCGCCTGGCGTCATTTGCCACGGTTTGCACTGACGTATGCACAAGGCTAGCGGCTTCGCGCCTGGCAATGTCCATAACACCCGGCGAACCTAATTTGCCCACAATACGCGCTGTCAATTGTTGGTTCGTCTCGCCATTGGCTAGACCTTGCCTAAGCGCCGTAGCAAACTTGAACTTGATATTGGCCGCTTGACCGCGCCACCAATCGGCTGAAGGTGCGCCCTGAATTAGAATGTCGCTAGCCAACGAATTGAAATAATCCAATGTGGGCAATTTGATTGCTTCAATGCCAAAGACAATATGCAGCGCGTGCGCCGCGTGGTCAGCGATTGCTTCGCCAATGCCGCGAAGGTTCAAGCCTTTATTCAGCCGCTTATAAGCTATTTCAATTATTTCGTCAGCGTCTTTGATTACTTTGTTAATCTTAGCACGCTCGCCAACGCTAAGGCTGTCTTCAGCCAAGCGCTTCAATAGTTCGCGTTCCATCGCCTTAAGCCGCTTGACGACATTGGCGCGTTCATGTGCTGAAAGCCTTAGAACGTCTAGCGCGTTGCTGACAACTAGGTCAAATAGCCTTTGGTCAATCATCAAATTAGCCTTAGCCGCCCGGAACCTTTACCGCCATGCTTAGCGCCGCCGTAAAATTCAAGCAAGCCTTGATTGGCTAAGCTATTCCAAGTTGACCGCATAAACGGCGCGACTTCACCTTGCGCCATAATTTGATTGCCGCCCGCTTTCGTGCGAGCAATAGCAGCGTCTCCGCCGCGTTCGCGCAACCATTCAAGCGCCTGTTGCTCCGCCTTCGTCATGCGTCAGGCTTACCGCTAGGGGGCGTTCCTGGCACGGCTGGCTTGCCAGGGTCAGCAAGGGGCGGAGCTATCGGCGCGGCGTCAATCTCGCCTTCGTGTTCCTCTAGCGTCTTGTCGCTTTCGATAAGGTCGCCACGCTTCAGCAAGT